GGTAACGTTCTTAAGATTAATGGTACTCAAGTATCAGCAGTTACAGGTACTGGTTCAGTAGTACTTGCAGCATCTCCTACCTTAACTGGTACAGTATCTGCAGCAGCAATATCAACTACTGGTGATGTAACAGTTGGCGGTAACTTGACAGTTAACGGTACAACCACCACAATTAACTCAACTACTCTTAATACAACAGAGCAAGTTCTTGTTATTTCTAATACAGCTACCCCAACAGATGTAACTGCAAATGGTGCGGGAATTACAATTAAGGGTGCTACAGACAAGACAATTAAATGGTACTCATCAACAGGTGCTGTAACATTCTCTGAAAATATTGATCTTGCTTCAGGTAAGACATATAAGATTAATGGTACAGATGTTCTTACCGCTACAGCGGTGGGTGGAAGAACAATTCCAGCATCTAATATTGTTGGCTTAACAGATACTCAAACTCTTACAAATAAGACTTTGACATCTCCATCACTTGGAACACCTACAGTAACTGGAACAATAACATTATCTGCATCTGGAGTAACATTCTCAGATGCTACAGTTCAAACTACAGCAGGTGTCCCATCAATTACAACAATTGCTACAGCAGTTGCTGCTTCAAATGGAACATATTATCCATCACAATATCGTGATCAAATGGTTCCAATTTCAGGTGCATATGCTCTTACAATTGCCCCAGATGGAACAAATACAGCTCCAATAGGTACATCAGTTGATTTCTACCAATCTGCTGGAACAGGTGGAAGCTTTGTAGCTGGTGCTGGTGTAACAATATTGTCAACACCAGGATTAAAACTTAGAACAACAGGTTCTGTTGCAACAATTATGAAGACCGCAGCCAATACATGGTTACTCTTTGGTGATTTGTCAGCATAATCTGGTATAATTTAAAATAGAAAAGGGGACAATAAAATGTCAAAACAAGCAGGTAAATTTTCAGCAGATGGTCAAGATCAACACGTTGCCCCGTTAGCTGTAACAGGATTAACAGCAACAGATGTAGGAACTGGTCGGGCGTATAATAATGGAGCGGTAAATTTATCATGGACTCTTCCATCAAATTCAACACCAGCAACTTTATATACAATTACCTCAAATCCAGCAACTACAACACAAACAACAACAGGAACTTCTTATACATTTACTGGATTATCTTCTAATACAGCATATACATTCACTGTTGTCCCCTCAAATGCTTATCCTCCACAGGTAACACCTTCCACAACATCTGGGTCTGTAACAGCAACAACCGTTCCTCAAGCACCTACAATTGGAAGTGCAACTGATAATGGCTCTGCAAGGCCTTATAATAGTGGCCTTGCCAGCGTTACATTTACAGCAAATGCAAACGGAGGTAAAACAGTTACTGGATATACAGCAACTGCCTCATCTGGTTCGTTTACAGGAACTAATACTGTTTCACCTATAACAGTATCAGGACTTCAGTCCGCAACAGCTTACACATATACTGTTACAGCAACTAATGCAAATGGAACCTCTTCGCCATCAGCAGCATCTAACTCCGTAACAGCAACAACCGTTCCAAATGCACCAACAGCACCAACGCTTACAAGTGCAACTGTAAATGGGCAAGACACACTAACCTGGTCTCCACCAGCAAATGGTGGATTAGCGATTACTTCATATAATTATTATGATAATGGTTCAACAACACCAGTATCTGCTGGAAATGTAAATACAATTAACATTGCAGAAACACCTACTTCTAATCACTATTTTACAGTTACAGCAATAAATGCAAATGGCGAATCTCTTAAGTCACCACAATCTGCTACTGTTGCAACTTATTTTGCCCCACCCCTATTCTTTGCACCACCTCTATTCTTTGCACCACCTCTATTCTTCGCACCACCTCTATTCTTCGCACCACCTCTATTCTTTGCGCCTCCAGGGTTCTTTGCCCCACCTCTATTCTTTGCGCCTCCAGGGTTCTTTGCCCCACCTCTCTTCTTTGCCCCACCAGCATTCTTTGCGCCTCCAGGGTTCTTTGCCCCACCAGCATTCTTTGCCCCACCAGCATTCTTTGCGCCTCCAGGGTTCTTTTCCCCACCACTATTTAGATCTATTAGAGCTTATTAATAGTTGAGAGTATAAGCCGTATATGATACAATAAATACGGCTTATATTATTAGTAGAAATATGGTAAAAAATGTTTGAAAATATTGAATCTGTTTATCCAGGTATATTTGTCTATAGAAATGTTTTTAAAAAAGAATTAAACTTAATAAATAGACTTGAAGAAGTATTGCAAGACGAAAAATATCCAGCTAAATGGAATGAAGCTTACACTGGCTACACCACATTAGATAAATCTTATAGAGATTGTTTTGATCATAAAATTGTAAAATTAACCGATGATCCAACAAATAAAACAGAGGGAATATTAAAAAGAGAAGAAATTTGGCAGGATTGTTATGATGCACAACTGCCAGCAGTTAATCATTATAGGTCTATTTTTGGTATAGCAGATTTAAACTATTGGGAAGCAATGAATTTTATAAAGTATGGGCCAAATCAACATTTTAATGAACATTCAGACCACGGATATTCTTATGTTGCAACTGTATCTCTTGTAGGATACCTTAACGACGATTATGAAGGCGGAGAGCTTACTTTTAACAAATTTGGAATAACAATAAAGCCAAAAGCAGGAGATTTATACATATTCCCTTCATCATATATTTATTCTCATACTGCTGAGCCAGTAAAAAGTGGTTTAAAATATTCTTGTGTAACAATGCTTGATTATCATGCAGCTCCTCATTGCCCAGAATATTTCGAGCTAGAGAAAAAATTTAAGTCAAAAAATCATGCATGAGATTACAGTTTATAAGCATAAAAATTCAGCAAATATAGAGCCTCTTTCAATAAAAAGAGATTGGATGGATGATACTTATAATGCTCATGCTTATCATTGTTTTCCAGTTTCTTCTGCTAATAAATTGGGTTGGGGGATATCTTTTCCAAAAGATATAATTTTTATTTGGGACGGGATCACAGACACTTCTGGCCTACATGTAAAAATTATTCAAGGAGAAGAATATTGTTATACAGAAAGAGGAAATGCTACAATTAGTTTTCATACAGGATTAGTTTTTAAAACATCAGAAAACTTAAGTCTTTTACAGATGCCAGTTCCAAATCAGTTTATTGATGGTGTACAAGCATTTACAACTTTAATGAGTACTTCTTTTTACAATGGAGAATTGCCATGTGCTTGGAGAATAACAAAAGCAAATACTCCAATAATAATAAAAGCTAATACCCCAATAATATCTGTTTTTCCAATATCTTTAAGTGAACTTCAAGATTCTTCTGTTATAATTGATAATATGGATAATTTAAAAAAATTAGACTATGATGTTGTAGAATATGGAAAAACAATTAAAAAAATAACAAGTCAAGGAAAATGGTCAGATTTTTATAGAAATGCTGTTGATCATAATGGAAATAAAATTGGAAAACATGAAGTTAAATCTTTAAAGCTTAATGTAAAGGAAAAATATTAAAATGTCAGAAAAAGAACAGTATTACCATGATCCAGAAGAAGTAAGAAATATGGCAAAATCTATAACTCCTTCGGGTTATTTTGGCTCTTCTGCAGATATGATTCAGGAAGTAGAAGATATCTTAACCATCGAAGAACAAGAGTATCTTTTAGAGTTTATTAAAAACAATAAAAATTGGGATAATAGCAAATCAAATTATAATGAAAATGGAACTGTTATATATGACCACAATGTTTGGGTTGATAGAGTTATTACAACAAATAATTTAAAATCTGTAAATCCAAAAGCTGTAGAAATACTTGAATTAGCTATTTTACGGTTAAAAGAAAAAATAGAAAAATTTTATAATGTAAAGGTAAATCCATCAGGACCAGCAATGGTAAGGTGGCCAGTTGGCACTATGCAATTTCCACATGCTGATAAAGAACTGCATGAGGGTCCAGATGCAGGAAAGCCAAATAATTTTCCCTGGTACGATTTAGGAACTGTATTTTACCTTAATGATGATTATGAAGGAGGTCAGCTTTATTTCCCTCTTCAAAAATTTGCAATACAACCAAAACCAAGAGCAGCATATTTTTTCCCAGGCGACAAAAACTATATACATGGAGTTACGCCAGTTACTGCAGGCACAAGATATACCTGCCCTTTTTTTTGGACAATTACAGAGTTAGGTGAAGAACAAAATGGATAATATCATTAAGTTAAAAGAAGATATATTTGTTATTGAAAATTTTATTACTCCAGAAGAAGCTAAATCAATGATAAATTATTTAAATTGGCTTGTAAATACTGGTATTTTAAAATGGAATCAAATTTCATTTTATGAATCATATGCAATGGGCTTTTGGGAAAAAGATGATGCACTACCAATGTTTGGCCTTTCACCAACTTATTTTAATGAATTAAGAGATAAAATAAAATTAGCTTCAGAAAAATGTTTTGGAAAAGAACTTTCTCAAATTACATTTCATGCTCAAAAATGGGAAAAAGGTGCTTTTGCTTCATTTCATTCAGATAATTCTGGGCCAGATGGAGAACCAACTGCATTTCAAAGAAGTAAGTATGCAGCATTTCTTTATTTAAATGAAGATTTTGAAGGCGGAGTTTTAAACTTTGAGCATGATCCAATAACAATTGTTCCTAAAACTGGTTTAATTTCAATATTTCGTGGGGGCTATAAAAATGAACACGAAGTAACCATGGTAAAATCTGGAGAAAGATATACAATTGGTTCCTTTTGGGATGAAGCAGATGCCGTTTATAGTGATGAGCAAAAAGCTAAATGGGCTGAAGAATTATCGAAAACAAGAAAAGAGCAAGAAGAAGAACAAAAAATATGGCTTGAAGAAAAAGAAAAGGGCATTGCAAAAACCTACGTTGGAAAAAATGGAGAATAAAATGTTAGAGTTTAAAGAGTTATATCCAAACATTATTGTTTATAAAAATATGTTTCCAGAAATTGAAAAAATGAATCAAATTGTTATAAATTCAGAAAAAAGTTCGTCTGGTAAATATTATTTTAAAGATTGGACAAGATGGGCGGTTTTTGGTACTTATACTCAAAAAAAGCATCAAGATGAGTCATATGAAAATACTGAAATGTATGAAAATGAAAAATTTTTAGATGAGGTTATTTTAAAAGCGTCAAAAGATGCTCTTGCACATTATAAAGATTATACAAACTTAGATATGCCACAAGGTTGTCAATTTGATGCACAATCTTTTTCAAAATATGATACAAACGTAGAAGTAGAAAAATCTACAGATTTAGTTATGCATTATCATACTGATTTTATAATTTCTGAAAAAGATATGCCAGGTAATAAATTTTTAGTTACATGCACCACTTATTTAAATGACGATTATGAAGGTGGAGAAGTTGAATATTATATTAATGGAGATGTAATTAAATATAAACCAGAAAAAGGTGACATATTAATGTTTCCATCAGGACTTCCATATTATCACGGTGTAAAACAAGTTACTAAAGGAAATAAATATTTTGTTAGAAATTTTGTAACTTACCCATTTGCTGGAGAAGAACAGTGGCTTAAAAACCAAATGTTTTATGGAGCATATAGATGGTCTAAAATGGAATGGGAGCGTTGCGAAAGAGAAAATTCCGAGAACATGCTCTGGATAAAAAATGGTAAAGTTATCTCATATGCTGAGGTTGAAGCTGAAAGAAATAAGCAAAATAACCAGTAATATGTCGGTCAGCGATACAATATTTACGCTTTATGTCGGTAAGGTGGTAGAATTTTACTATGCCTAGAATGAAAGTAACACCTATTGAAGAAGTAAACTGGGGAATCTATGTTTGGCAGATGCCAGATGGGTCTATTGTGCGTGATGAAGATGATAATACTTTAAGTATTCCATCTATCAAAGGCGACATTAGGCAGATTCAAAAGTTAAAGGTTGCTGCTAAAAGCTACGGACTTGATGAAGGAAAACCTCTTTTCTTTTCTGGCCACCGCCAAGTTACAGAAGATGAACTTGAAGAACAAAAATCACGGGCTGCAATGGGAATGATTCCAGATGCACAAGATATGCCAGCTATGATGGAATATATTAAAGAAGCAAGAGAGATGGGTTTAGCGTAAATGGATCACAATGTAACTATTATGAATGATGAAGATGGAGAAGATGTCTCAATCTTAAGCAATGCTGACTATGGTCTTTTTACTAAACAAGAGGCTGCATTTGAAGATCCATTTAATATTGAATGGGAAGAGATAAGAAAGTCTGAGGGATTAAGTGAGAACTTTAGACGTAGAGCAGCAAGATTAGAAAAATCATTTACTGGTAAAGGCGATGCAAAGTCTAAAAAGTTAGACCCACTAGACCTTACTGGATATTCATTATTTCAAATAGTTCAACCCCCATACAATATGCTTTATCTATCACAGCTTTATGATGTATCTCCATATCATCACTCAGCAGTAAATGCTAAAGTTGCAAACGTAATTGGGTTAGGTTATAAGTTTGAAGAAACTTTTAAGACAACATTAAAAGTAGAAGAAGTAATGGATAATCCTAAAAAATTAGATAAGATTCGCTCAAAAATTGAACAAGGCAAAGAAGACCTTAGAACCTATCTTGAATCTTTAAACTCAGACGATTCATTTTTAGAAAATATGAAAAAAGTTTATACTGACCTGGAAGCAACAGGAAATGCATACCTTGAAGTTGGTCGCACATCAACTGGAAAGATAGGTTATATTGGACATATTCCTTGTACCACTATGCGTATACGCCGTCACCGTGATGGCTTTGTGCAAGTTGTTTACAACCGTTATACATTCTTTAGAAATTTTGGGGACACAGAAACTCCTGATCAAATTGGTACAGATCCACAACCAAATGAAGTAATTCATTTTAAAAAGTTTACTCCATCAAATACTTATTATGGTATCCCAGATATTCTTTCTGCTAAAAATGCAGTTGCTGGAGATGAGTTTGCACAACGTTTTAATTTAGATTATTTTGAAAATAAAGCAGTACCTAGATATATTATTACTGTTAAGGGTGCAAAGCTTACAAATGAATCAGAGCGTAAACTACTTGAGTTCTTCCAAACAGGATTAAAGGGTAGAAACCATAGAACACTTTATATTCCACTTCCATCGGATGGTGAAAATGCTCGTGTTGAATTTAATATGGAGCCAATTGAGGCGGGAGTTCAAGACTCATCATTCAATAACTATGCCATTGAAAACAGAGATAGAATATTACTAGCACATAGAGTTCCAGTATCTAAATTAGGTATGCCTGCAAATGTATCGTTAGCAAATGCTAAAGATGCAGATAAAACATTTAAAGAGCAAGTATGTCGCCCTATGCAAGAAGAACTTGAATATAAACTTAATAAAATTATTGCTGAGTT